GGTCACGTCATGGGATTTTCAGGATCTAAGAATTGTAAATCTGATGTCGTTGGATCCAATGCAGGACAATTGTTGTCTTCATTACAGCGGAATTTGCGCTGGTGTCGTTATAAACAGAGCGATGGACATGTTGACAAATGTTGCATATTTTTTCCACGTAAGTCTGTTGCATTATTTCCTAAGCACATTTTTCATCGCGAAGGCAACATGAAATTACCGGCAAGCCCTACTTTAGAATGTGAAGTTATTTCTAGCAATAAACCGGGAGGTAAATTTACTTTTAGAGTTAACCGAAATTTGTGTTACATGTTTCCAGACAGTGATCTTGTTGCGTGTTATGTTCCAAATTGTCCTGATGTGGCTTCTCGTATGTCACGTTTTCCGCCATCATTACCTAGTGGAGGTACACTTGGGATGTTAATGTCACTTAATGAAGAATTGAACTTTTCTACTGATCCTTTACATGTTACTTTTGGACGTGTGAATCATTCATATTTGGGAATGTATGGCGGGAGTTATAGTACCCCATTGGCACGAAGTGGAGCATGTATGTCAGTTTTAGTTAGCGACAATAAACAACCTGCTATTGTGGGTTTCCATATAGGTGGCAATTCTTTGTCGCAACGTGGAATTTGTGTCACTATTTCTTCTACTATGTTAGCTGAAGCCTTTGAGTATTTAGACAAAAATGTAACATATTTGTCTGCAGAAGCTGGGATTATACCTGTGACACAGATGGGTAAAACTGTCTTGGTTTCTCCCAGTGTCAACCCCAAAGCTAAGTTCGTTCATGAGATGGACAACACGTATGAGTTGGAAACTTTAGGTTCTACACATTTGCGCTCAGAACAAAAGACAACGGTTATACCATCCATATTGTCACCACATATAGAAAAAGTATGCGGTGTGCCAAATGGTTGGGCTGGGCCTCAACTTAAGCCCAATTGGAGACCTTATAATGTCAACATTGACAAGTTTGGTAAACCTGGCACACAATTTGACCCGGGTTTGTTACGTAAGGCATCAGATGATTGGATTGAACCCTTGAAACATGCGATGGGTACATGGCGCGATTGGTCAAATGCATACATGCGTCCTTTAACGTTGCAAGAAAATGTGATGGGAATACCAGGTGTGCGTTTTATTGAACCAATCCCAATGAACACTGGGATGGGTTTCCCTGTATTTGGTAAGAAGAATAAGCATTTTGAGGAAATTCGTGATGGAGAGAAGTTGATTTCACGGACCCCAAGTACTGAAATAATGGAAGAAGTTGAACGCATGCTTGAGTGTTATAGGAATAATCAGCGCGCATATCCTGTTGTTTCAGCCACTTTGAAGGACGAACCGACGCCTATCGGTAAGGAAAAAGTACGAGTTTTCCAAGCAGCACCAATTGCTTTACGGATTTTGATTCGGAAATATTTCTTGCCCACTGCACGGTTTTTATGTACTCATCCATTGATGGCTGAACTTGCCGTTGGAGTGAATGCTTTTTCGACAGATTGGGAAGAACTCATGGATCATGCTCTCAAGTATTCAGAAAATGATGAAGTTTTAGGTTGGGACTACTCTTCGTATGATGTGCGTATGAATTCTCAAGTCACACGCGCCGTATGGAACCTTCTTATTGACTTGGCGTCTTTAGGACATTATTCTGAAGAAGA